CCGCATGGAAATTGCGGCGGCTAACTTTAAAACTTTCCCGCCATTTATGGGCTTCTCTGATCAGGTCTTTAACCCGCATACCTTCAGACTTGAACCATTCACAATTATCCCCATCGCGCCAATTGGCAGTAATGGACAGGCACCCTTGATTCCAGTCGAAGTTGGCAGTGATTTGAATTTCACCCAGTTTACGATCATGGATTTGAGGATGCAGATTAAAGCCCTTCTCTATGCCGAGGAACCGCAAGACTCTCGCGGAGTACAGCCCCAGACTGCTTATGAATTAGCTTTGAAGCAACAGAATCTTGCATTGAAGATCGGTCCTCTGTTCTCGCGCCTTGAGCAGGAACTTGGCTGGCCGCTAATCCGGCGCTTTGCATACATCCTTCATACGATGGGAATACTGCCTTATCCAGAAACCAATGGGCAACGCATCCGTTTTAAATATCGCTCGCCATTGTCGCTTATCAAAGGCCAGAACGAAGTCGCGAAGTTTATCCAGTATGTGCAAACGCTTCAGGGAATCATGGGGCCACAAGCAACACAACTTTATATCAACCCAAAGACAACGCCATACCTGATTGCAAAAGATATGCAGATCAATCCTGAATTCTTGAACAAGCCAGATGATGTGGCGCGAACGATGCAAAAAGTTAAAGACCAGCATGATGCCCAGCAAGCCGCGCAGGCTTCAGGTATGATGCCACAGCAACCCCAAAACCCCAGCCAACAAGTCGTAGACACAGGAGGATAATCTTGCATGGAGTTACATGAAAACCCATTTATTAAACCCACTGATTATTGGGCGCAATACCGTGAAAATATCGAAAAACTTAAGAACCATCCAGAATCCCTGGCCTTTGATAAACTCTGCTATGAACTCTTTCATGTGAATGAACAAGGTAAAAAGTTCATGGAAATTGTCACAGATAAATTTATCATTCCAGCTCTCGTAGAGAGAGGCACGCCCAATTACCATGATTCACTAATTTGGTGCGAAGGGTTTAAAGGATTTCCTTTGATGCTAAAGCAATATGTTCGCACCCATCTGGATCGAGCAAAAGCGGAGATAAATAAATGACAGAAGTAGCGGCAATAACGGAACCCAATTGGTTCATTGATGAAGGTGTCCCAGGCGTCGGTGATCGCCCACAATGGCTACCTGAGAAATTCAAATCCACGGCTGATATGGCAAAAAGCTATAATGAACTGGAAAAGAAATTCAGCACACCACCTGAAGAATACGACATTTCAAAGTCCAGGTTTTTTGATAAAGACTTTCAGCCATTGAAGGATTCCTTGCAGTTGGCGCGAGAAAAACGTGTGCCCAAAGAAGTCATCGATAAAATGCTGGATACCTTTGATAAATACATTGAGCCACATCATATTGATGAAGGCGAAGAACTCAAAAAACTCGGCGACAAAGGTGAGGACCGTATTAAGGTTGTTACTAATTGGGCGAAAGCCAATCTGTCTGACGATGCATTTAAAGCCCTAAGCAGTGAGGTGAAGTCTGCTAATGGGATCAAGGCTATTGAAGAACTACGGAGTAAAATGATGAGCAATACCACGGTAATTCCAGGCGGTAATGATGGCGGCACGGGCGCTCCAACGGTTGCGGAAATCCAACAGGAAATTTCTACCAACCTTGCAAAATATAAAACAGATGCTAAATATCGGGATGATGTTTCGGCACGTCTGGCACTTGCTGCGAAAAATTCAAGCTACATTGACAAGACAGGCGCTTAACAGGATAATGTAATTATTGAACACCTACCTTGTCTAATAAAGGACAACTTTTGTCAGGACCCGCGAGGACAATCTGACAGACAAAGGCCCTTGAAAAAACACTGGTGAAATTTATTTCATTAATTTTTTTGAGGGCTTTATAATGTCTACCTCCTTAACCGCTGTCCAACAGATTGAGTTTGATGCGCTTGTCAAAGCCGAATACCAGTCTTTGGGCTTCCTGCTCCGCGATACAGTTCGAACGCGCCGAGATGTTATCGGTGCATCCGTTTCATTCCGTAAAGTAAACCAGATACAGGCAGTTGCCACTGGCTACTTACAGCGCGTGACCATTCAAGACCCCGGTTACAGCCCAATCAATTGCAATATCCAAAAGTACACAGCGCCCACCGCAGTTGATACCGTACAGGAATTAACGGTCAATTTTGATGCAAAGATGGAAAACGCGATGCTTGTTGCGAACGCCCTCGGTCGTCGATCAGACCAGATCGTCATCAATGCTTTGGTTGGCAATGCTGGCCAGACCATTGCAAATGGCGGCACAAATATGAACTATGTAAAATACACTGAAATTTTACAGTTCTTCGATAACAACGCCGTGCCATTACCTGAAAGATTTGTCGCGATGTCAGCCAGCAACTTCCAGAGTCTGTTACAGGCCGATCAGTTCGTTTCTACCTTCTATACGCAAAACCGTGTACTCGATAAAGGGTTTATCCGTGAATACCTGGGTATTAACCTGATCATCATTCCGGCGATGCAGGAAGGTGGTTTACCTTTCACGAATCCGCCTACCAATACAATCCGTGAAGTATTTGCCTGGCATAAACAGGCAATCGGTATGGGTATCGGGCATGACTTCAGGACCGAAATTAACTATTTGCCGCTTGAAACTTCATGGCTGGTAAATGGCATATTCTCGGCTGGCGCTTGCGTTATTGATAATCTTGGCCTTATCGAAGTCGATTGCGACGAAGCAGCTTAATATTATTTGGAGAATTGAATCATGGCTTTTACTATTGCAAACTGGTTACCCGTTAACGTCTCATTAAATGCGCCACAAGAGACTATTACACCGTACGGTGGCAGCCCTACAGTACTCAATGGCCCCAATCTTTATATGTACGGTTCGCCCAATGATACTGCGGCTGAAATCGGTGCTTCTAACTATTTCCTGTCACAGTATGCCAGTCTTGGCGTCGGCGACTGGATCATGGGCTTCGGTACTGATACAAGCTTCATTTATCAGGTAACTGCGGTAAGTTCGACATCCGTTACAACTGAAAGTGTTGGCTTTTCTTCAAGCGTTGGTACGGCGAATATTATTAATAACGCTGTTACCTACGCCAAGATTCAGCAGGCATCTGCTGGCGATGTTCTTCTGGCAAACCCAACAGGCAGCGCGGCTAATTACGAAGAAGTTACTCTTGGCAATGCTTTGTCATTTACAGGAACAACATTGGGAGTTCCTCTGAATGTCTTGCGCCTGGCGACATTCTCGCTCACCGCAGCACAGTTCAAAGGTATGTATGCGACACCCGTGTCAGTACTTGCTGCACCGGGCGCAAACTTGATGAATATTGTTGATTCATGCGCAATTAACTACACCTACTCAACAGCGGCCTACGCTGCGGGTGGTGCAGTTGGATTACAGTATGGAAATACAGCTGATTTAGCTGGTCCACCTGCTTCGACAACCGAAGCCGCGACCGACTATACCAGCGCGACAGCTAATACCATGTTCCGCTTTGGAGGTGGTTTAAGTACTGGCGCCGTGACTTCAACTGCGATCAACACAGCTATCTATATCAGCAATGCCTCGGCCGCATTTACTACGGGATCTGGAACATTTGCTGGTTATATATGGTACAAGACAGTAGCTGCGGCTTAATGAAAAAGGGACGATGCGATGCTCACCAAAACAGAGATTGTGAGTCAAAGTATCGTCCTGCTCGGCCATCGCCCGATCATAACTTTAGAAAATCCCGATGATTTGACATTATCGGCATCACAAGCTTTCGATCTTCTATTGCCCAGTGTTCTATCAGCGGGTAACTGGCGCTTTGCCTGTCAGATCCAGCAATTAAGTCTTTCGCCAATTATTCCTCCAACCCAGACGAACTGGGAAAATGTTTATTATCTTCCTTCGGGTTATCTGAAAAATATCAGGATTATCCCTGACAACTATGTGTATGAGATTTATGCCAATAGCCTTATTTATTGCAACTGGGGAACGCAAGGCCCATGGTTTATGGAATTTATTTTTCAGCCGCCTATCGAGCAATTACCACCCTGGTTCACTGAGTACTTCACATGGGAAATCGCCACGCGCCTTGCATTGAGCAATGCACAAAAGCCCGACTATTATGCCGTTCTCGAAAAAACCCGGCTTCTGAAGATGGGCATGGCAATGGCGATTGATGCCCAGAATAGACCGCAGTATAGTCAGGTCAATATACCTTCACTCAATAAACGCGTCATCACGGGCATTATCGGCCCATCAGCAGGATAATTCATGGGCCATCAGTTATGGACACAAGACAGTTTTTCACAGGGTGAATTAACGCCATATCTTTATGCGCGCGGTTCTATTGCACGGTATTATGAAGGCTTGAAGCAGGCACAAAATGTAGTCAATTATCCCACTGGCGCGGCTGGCAAGCGTTTTGGTACTCTCTATCAGGCAACACTTCTACAATCGAATTTATTATTCAATCAGATTTATTTCGATGTTTTCATGTACCTGAACCAGTGTATTTATCAGTTGGTATTCACGCCGTTGAATATCGCGATTTATCTTGAAGGCGTCTTGATTGCCAACGTCACAACTACGCTGGATGCTGAGAGTGTCTATAACCTGACGGCAACCACTTTAGGTTCGCTATTCCGCGTGACGGGTGAAGGATTCGCACCATTTGATCTTGCACGCTTTCCATCAACACCGAATGTCATTTCAGCCGCAAGCGCTAATGTTTTGACGCTGACAACACCACAGGGTGTGGGTTCAATTCTGCCAGCACAGTTCACAACGACTGGCGCATTTCCCACAAGCGTCCCACAGATCAAGGCTGGAATAACGTATTTCATTAAGTACCTGACCACTACAACAACGATGGTCTATAGTTCGGCCTATGATGCGAAATTTAATCTAAATCCGTTTATTATTACGAATAATGGAAGTGGCACAAATAGCCTTGTGCCGCAGAATACCTGGACGTTTACAAATACGGTTTTTACGAACCTTCCATTTTATGATTTCAATCAGAACTATGATTCTATCGTTTTTACGCCGAACGCAACTTCAGGCGCATCCGTCAATGTTCATGCCAGTAGTCCAATATTTACAGCGGCGTTGGCAGGAGGCGTTTTCTTTGGCGGCGGCGGCACTTCCCGTATCATTGCAGTTTTGGAGGCGACCGACATTACAGTTTCAGTCCAAACCCCATTTGACGCCGCGAATGTCGGAATACAGGGAAGTCTTTGCCTGTTAGCCGAACCTGCGTGGAGTGTAGCACGAGGATTTCCACAGGTATGTTCGAGTTACCAGAACCGTTCACTATTTGCGAATACTACAAGTCTTCCTAATGGTTTCTGGGCAAGTGTTATTAATGACTATGCAAACTTTGGCGAATTAACAGGGGATGACGATGATGCAATTAGCTGGTTTCCGACTTCGAATGCGGTCAATGTTATTAACTTCATTGTTCCGTATCGTTCTATCACAATTCACACAAACTCCGGTGTTTACTCAAGCCCACTTTCTGATGTTGTCGCAATCACGCCCAGTAATTTCACATTGCAACTCCAGGACTCAACGCCAGCAATGGTAGTGGCGCCACAGGCGATTGATAACCAGATTTTTATATTATCGGGTAATGACTTACACACCATGCTTTGGGATGGTATTAATAATGCTTATACTTCGAATATTGTCTCAGTTACAAACGAACAGACGATTCGCGATCCGCTGGATCAGTCTAGTTTTGCTGATTTACACCGCGCTGGAAGCCGCTATATTTTCATCGTTAATAGCTCGGGTTCACTAGCCGTTTACCAGACATTGCTTGCTGAATCAGTGGCAGGAATGACCCCGCAGATTATGGAACAATCCTATGGCGATGCATTCTTCCGTCAGGTAGCAAGTAGTTTTGATGGGCGATGCTGGTTCCTGAATCAGCGTGAAATCGCGAATGCCACCTCGGCATCTTTGATTACCGCATTTAGCGCGAACTCCTTAACTGCTTCTCTCAGTACTGTAGATAACGTCCCAGTCCCTGTGACATTCACGACTACAGGTTCACTTCCCGCTTCAACACCCACGCTAAATACGAGTGAATATTTCTGGGGTATTTTTAGTGGAACAACCTTTATGGTTTATGCAACACAAGAAGACGCGCTAGCGGGCAATAATCCATTTACATTCACATCGAGCGGCACTTCAAGTGATGTCATCGCATGGCCGCTTGAAATCATTTTCACGCTAGAAGAATTGACGCAGGATACTTACCTTGATTGCGCTATCTATTTTGATAATGCCAGTCCGATTTCAACTATCCAAACGGGTAATTTGTTCAATGCTCAGGATGTTAAAATGGTCGGTGATGGTTTTGGGTTTGAAGCGACAGGGTTCGGGAATGATGTCGTTTTCGAAGCCCATGGGCAATTGACACCTGTATCGCAGGGTTATATCGGTTTTCCGATTAATACCATTATTGAGCCGATGCCGATTGCCTCACCGCCCGGCAATCAGAACACGCTGACCAAGCCAAAACATGTGCGCACCGCGCGATTCATGTTTAATAATACAATTGGCGGCACGATCAATGGCGTGCCAATTGCTTTAAATAAATTTGATACTATACAGCCGGGCGAACCGCCATTTCCAGGTCGCGGCTTTGTCGAACTGGGGATTATGAATGGCTGGGATGATTTCAACTCACCGAATGTTATCATTGAGCATAGCGACCCATTTGATATTCAGTTGCTTGGTATTTTTTACGATGTCGATATTTAAGAGGAAAATTTTATGGCAGTACCGATAGCCTGGTTATTCGCAGCAGAAGCTGGTGGCATGGTGATGGATTTTATTGGCTCGGAAAGTCAGATCGATAAGGCGCGCGAAGCGGAAAAAGTAGATCAGGCAAATATCCAGAATGAGATCAACCTTTCAAAACTTCAAACCGAAGAAGCAAGTTTGCAATCCATGAAAACCTTGCGCCAGAACCTTGGGACACAAGCAGCGGTACTTGCGGCGCGCGGCACACAGGCTGGGACTGGAAGCGCAGCAGAGGCCACCGAGGAATCAATCGGTAATTTCAATGCTGATGCCAGAATCCGAAAGATTAACGAACTCTCGAAAGAAGCCCAGCTTCGGGCGGGCGCTAAAATTTCTGATATGCATGAACAGATTTATGAGAGCAATGTCTGGAATGAATTCGCTAAAAACTCGATAAACCAGATTCCTGTGTCTGCATGGGGTTCTGCTTTATCAAATAATTCTAAAACCCCAGTAGGGAATGGATTTTCATTCACACCGGTTGGGGGTGCAGTTTAATGGCTGATTTGCCCATCTATCAAAACCGTGAACAAGTCGAAGTCCCCCAGATGCCGGAGTTTGAACCCTCCGCTGAGAAGCTTGGCGAGTCCCAGAATAATCTTTCTGCCATTGGCTCTAAGGTAGCGCAAGTTTCCAGTAATCAAATGGCAGAGCAGCTAGGGCAAGCCAGTGGAAAAAATCCAAAGGGTGATCAATTACCCCCTGTTACAGAATTCGATAAAAACTTTAATGAAGCCTATACCACACAGGCGGATGCAACTTTGACTGTACAAGGCCAGACCCTGCTCGACCAGGCCAGTCTATCAATGAGCAAAGCAAGTCGTCTGACGCCAGATTTAATCGCCCAATCAAATAAGAATGTGAGCGCAGGATTAGCCAAAATTGCAGAAAACGCCCCAACTGCAATTAAGACCAAATTACAGGCCAGTTTTTCATCGCAGATGCTTCAGCAGAACAAAGAATTCAGCCAGAAGATGATCGCACAGCAAAAAGAAGATCAAACCAATAACACAAACAATGGGTTGGATATCCTCGCAAGAAATAGTTATGACCTATCTTTAAATGGCGATCCACAGGGCGCGCAGAACGCCGTAGACCGTATTAAAAAGATAACAGCCAGTGCGGTAGCCAGCAGATTTATAACGCCTGAAGAAGCGCGTATTAAGGTTGAGACAGCCGAACAAAATGTTCTTAGCGGACACTACAATGCCGCTGCTAAATATGCATTAGATAATGGCACCTACGATAAATTCGAAGATGAGTACTCGCGTAAAGACCCGAAAGAACTGGGCATGACGAATGAGCAGTATCAGGCAACAGGCGCTGCATTAAAACAGCAGGCCGCATTCTATCAGAACTTGCGCGAACAGAATCAGAACCTGACAGCACAACAATTTCTTAATCGCGTAGCAGGAGACCCCACAAAGATATCTGGGGCTGATATTGAAGCATTAAGGCAAAATCTTTCACCAATGAAATTTGAGCAGGTGCAGTATCGCTATATTCAAGCCATGAAGAAAGCTACTAACCGACAGGATGGGGAGCAATATTTAACTGCGCACTGGGACGATCCTGAAGCACATGCGGCTTCAACTCCAAAAGTACAAGACGCGGCATACATTAAGAGTGTAGATTACGCTGTGCAACAAAGCGCAGCCAAGGGAGAGCCATTGTCTCACGAAGATGCGGAAGTGATGGTTGCAGCCCATGCGGGCGCTCCGATTCCCGTTTTCATTAGAGATTTAAAAAACAAAATCTCAAGCGGCAATCCAGCTATGATTGAGTCAGCCGCCTATCAGGTTCATGCTCTCGATCAAATGCAATCTGGCGGCGCTTTAAAAGGGTTGGATGATAAAGATAGGACTATAATTGCTAGTTATGAATCCCTTAGAGATTCCAAAGATCCAGTTACAGCGGCTCAAGATGCTAAGGCTTTGAATAGCCTGGACTCTGATACGGAAAAAGCTAACAAAGAAGCATGGACTAATCATTTAAGACAATCCACCTCTGGAACGAATCAATCAGATCCAGATTTCGCATTAAGCCATTTTGGTTTTAACCCTAACCAATTTGTCACGCCGGAAATGGCTAACAGCTATGGTACAGATATATTGCAAAAGTATGCCTCAATCTATCAGTTATCAAATCGTAATTTGGAGGTGGCGGAAAAAGTCACGCAGCAATATATAGATAGAAATTATGGCGATACTCGCATTAACGGGGGTATATTTAAAATCCCAAAGCCGTACCCTATATACATCAGGATGTTATTAATCAACTAAACCCTAAACTTGCAGCAACCAAGGCGCAATTTGACGCCAAACAAACAAATGAATACTGGGAATTTCTACCGCTAAACAAGAAAGCTCATGGTGTTTTCAGTACGACATTCAGCCCAATCCAGATGAAAAGATATCAGCGAGTACAAGGAAAAATTACTTCGGATACTTATAATGTTGTCCTAATGGGAAATGCCCGCGATTATGATGTTGCAGTTTCTAATGGCTCAGGTATGAGAAATATATTCCAGCTTGATCCAAAACTAGGAATTCTGAATTATTCACCGGATGTTAAATCTATTCGAAACAACTATAGCAAAGACCATAAATTAGGTTAATACAATGCCATTAGACCCCAACATAGATTCTTCAGAAAACCTGCAAGGTCTTTACGATGATGTTGCATCCCAGCCTGATGATGGACAAACTCTTGATGCATCAAAATTACCAACTGATGCACCAGATTCTTTAAAACAAATCGCGAGCAATCAAAACGAAACTCCACCCGTTATCGATTACCAGTTAAATACGATTCCTTATGCAATGGGTAGAAACTCTGAAGGACTCACTTCAGACCCAGACTTCAAGGGTATTAACGAAAAAGCAGGGGTAATCAAAAGCGCTGAAGCTGAATTTGAAAACCTTAGCACACCTTATCATGCGATTCATGGGTTATATGAGAATATTAATCAAAATGATCCCCTGGATGACCCGCGACCGCCTAACTGGAATTCTAAAACTGATAACGAGAAATTCTTAAATATTCGCCCTGAGAACATGCAATATCTGTTTGAAGCGACTGGGCCAAAAGACCAAGACCGAAGATTGCAGAGAATCTACCATGACCAAGATGTGCAGGACACTTTAGATAATGGTTCCTTCATAGGTAAAGTTTTAGGTGGTGCAGTTGGCTTAATTGCAGACCCGACAAACTTAATACCCATTGCTGGCTGGGCGAAGTATGGAAAATTAGGAAATGCATTTGTTAAGAATTTTATGCGCACCGTGCCAGGCGCAACTGCCTATGGCGCAATCTCGGCTGGCGCTGAACAAATAGATAAGATCAATGGGAATTTAAAAGATTTCTTCACAGATACTTTTACTCGCGCAGCATTTACAGCAGGCATATTCGGATTGGGTGGAGTTGTATCATCATTAGCTGAAAGATCAGCGTTGTGGGAATCGCGTAATATCT